CTACCACGCCCAAAACCTGTTGCAGCATATTTGAAATTTCTATTTACATGACTTGATCCATTCTTTACATCAATATCAAAACCGCTTCCAGTAATATTTGATAAAGCAAAGAAATCTCCTGACTGTGCATTTTCAATTGTTATACCAATTGATGGCAACACAGAATTTGCCGCAATGCTAGTTCCAGATTGGCCTGTAAAGAAGGTATTGGTGAATGATACTGACTTAGTGGAGGTTCCAGATGCTATATGACCTCCTGTAGTAGCCCCTGCATTACCAAGGCTTGTTTCTGTTCTACTTTCCAGTTGTGCTGTATATCCTAGCTGATCTATTTCAATAGATTGTGCTGGGTCATCTGTATCCATATCGCATCTAAATTTAAATCCTCTTGCAACAAACGTTCCATTCACAAATGGATTGAATTGACTAAAGTTTGCTCCATAAGTACAAGATGTACCACTTGATATTGTTGCACTTGTAGCAGAGGTAACTGTAAATGTTGAAGAACTTGGAACAGAAACAATTTGATAATTTCCATCAGTAGCCGAACCAGCAGTAAAATCTATCACAACAAAATCACCCACAGAATATCCATGTGATGCCTTAGTTATCGTAATTGTTGTTCCGCTTTGTCCGTAAGTAGCTCCTGACACTACTAAATCAGGATCAAGGTCAGTAGTAGCAACTAATAAAGATGCACCAACATTAAAGGCAGTAGCACCGTCAAAATCTGTCCATGTATCAATATTTGCTGATCTTTTATCTATCAGATCATTAGGGTAAAAACCTTGAGAAACAATATGTCTTCTTAATCTCAAAGGCTGCTTACCACCTAGATCAAGTGTGTTTGCAAAAGTATAATTACCTCCTGTTATATCTACAGCACCCAAAAAGTCAAAATCAGCCATTGAATCAAAATCAGCCACATCATCTAATGTCACCAAAGAAGCAAGCACCAATCCATTTACATCATCACTAAAAAAACAATCAACTTTTGCACCAGCAAAAGGTGGTGAATCTGTATCTTCCCTATCCTCTAAGACTGTAAGTTTTGGTAGAGGGTCAGGGCTATTAACAATTATTGAAGTTTCTCCAGAACTTAGTCTGCCACCATCATCCCTGAATTTTAAAATATATTCTCCTGAAACAATATTTGGAACAATCGACTCGCTGACATTACCTGGAAGGGCTGGTATCACATCAACCGCATTTGTAAAAGTACCAGTGCCATCAGTGAGATTTGATGATCTGACCACCACGTTTCCTCCATGTACCACATCCACATCGGTTGATTGATCAAAACGCAATCTCACAAATTGATCTGATATTGGTTCGATTCTTAAATTCTGCACATCAGATGGTAATGCAGTTTTCCCTAAAGCGATAAAAGTAGTTTTTGCTGGTTCTGCACTTGGTTTATCTAAAGCATTAAAGCTGAATACTCTTAATTCATAAGTACCTTTTTGACTGTTTTCAATATCAAAAGTATTACTAAAAACATCACGAGTAATAAAATTACCGTCATTAAATCTGTATTGGACTTGATATTTACTTACACCTGGAACACGTTGCCAGTTAAAAAATATTTTGCTTACAGCTTTATTATCAATAACAACAATTTTTTCTTCTGCTGATAAATTACCAGGCGCATCTTTTAAAGAGGTAAGAACAGTCGTTGTTCTTGTTGGTAGTGCAGCCCCATCCTCTACAAAGGCATATTTCCCAGTGTTGTGTTCTAAAGCTGTTATCTGGAATGTAAGATCCTGACTTTCTTTGACACTAATAACTCTCCAAGTTGTTGTTTGTAATGTGTCATTTTGTAAAATCCAAACACTGTTAGCATTAGGGGCAGACGAGTAAGCAGAGGAAACAGTTATTACTGCTCCATCTATACTTGATATGTTTTTCGTTTCGACTGACCCATCAGACAAAATTACTGATAATGTTGCATTATTTGTTGCATCTAAATCTGTATCTGTTGTATCGTCAACTGTTATTGCAGTCGTTGTAGCCGATGCAATTCTTCCTCCTCTTCTTGAACCAGCTTTTACAGGATCACTTATTTCTATAATCTGCCCTGGTCTTACTAATGTTCCAGCCTCTAGGGTTATTGAAAAAGAACAAGTCTCCCCTGAATTTTGTTCGTTATATAAAAACCACTTCCCCATTCTTGAGGCCATGCCACGGCTTGTACAACCAAAACTTTGAATAGTTTTTATAACTGTGCCGTATTTTGCACTTGCTGTTGTATCTTCTACAGTCTCATAATCTACCTCTCTTGAATCAAGATCCAAATATCCAACATTAACGACAGTATGTCTTGTTTTTAATGAGGAGCCTGTATATTGAAACCCCTCCTCTGACACGTTGGAATAATTAAACAAATAAACAGGATCTGTTGGCCTATCACCTGATATATTTATTGCCCCTGCACTATAGAAAGGCATTACACGCATCACAGAACAAAGATCATTTATTAAATTAAATGCCTCAGATTGTTGTGTGATATTTACATTTATTGCAAACCTAGCCTCTTGTCCACCAAGGCCATCATCTACCAATTCATTGTTATAGACAGATTGATTGTAAAATGTGTATTGATCTAAGGAACTTTCTGCAATTGATAAACCATATCTAGTATTGGTCAACAAATCCCATAACACCCAGGCTGGGTCTGAGTGCCATTCTGTAGCAGTTTTAAATGTGCCGTTAAATGTTCCACTGTATGTAATTCGACCAGTTTGAATGTCAACGGTGGCATTATGTGGAATTTTTGTCTTAATTCCTCTAAGCCTGAATGACCTCTTTGGGATTCTTGGGAAAGCTTCTGCACTAAATCTAAGTGCTAAATGTGCTACATCTGGATAAGCGTTTTGTTCAAATATTACCTCAGTCATACTTGACCAGTTGAAAGCAGAAAATATTGGGCTAGTAGTATCGTCAGTTGTTCTGGAAACTCTTACATTGATTGGAAAACTTGTACTTGTTGGAAGAGTAATTAAATAATCTCTAAAATATGTGCTGGTTGATCTTCCAGTAACAGTATCGTCAATCGGTGTTGTTGTCGTTCCATCATTTTGTATTATTTCAATTTTTACCCCTGCACTTGCACCAGTTATTTCACCATTATCCTCTACTGTTTGAATACTTTGAAAAGAAACTGTCACTCTAACAGCATTTACAGCAGTATTTGATATGGCTCTTGTTATTGGATTACCACTTGTTACAGCAACACCAACGCTGCTTTCTGTCTCTATATTCGCAATCCCACCTATAAAAGTTTGATCTGAAGTACCAAATCTAGGTTCAAAACCTACCTCTTGAAAGTTAAAATCACTATCATCTGGTGAAGAATTAGAAGCTGCTGTTTGTAGAAGTTGTGTTCCGTTAAGAAAAATATCTTTTTTAAAAGCATTATTATAGGCATCTGTTCCTTTTGTAAGACCAGCCTTTGATGCTGTTGCGCTTCCCTCAATTTCACCCTCACCAACGGCCTCCACAAGAGTATTAAATTGTTTTGATGAAAGTGTATCAGTAGGAAGATCTGGATTAGTAAAAACTGTTTGTTGTGTAAATTCTTGTATTCCAGCCATTATGCATCACCTCTTACTTGCACTGTATCAATACCATTAGAGACTGTC